CCTGTTCTTTTTCGTCTGGAAAAGTAAATTCAGTTTTTTCAATTTCAGCCATGATTACTCCTTAAGGACGTTGGATGCCGCGAGGATCCTGTACAACTGCTTGTACAGAGTCATCGTTGATGAGCCGCCATTCAGTACCGTGGATTTTCATCCGAGTACCTGTATTTGGACGAACCAACACAAAGTCGCCAACCTTGCACGAAGGCCCGGAAGGAAACCGTGTTTTGTCAGCAAACGCATCAGGGCCGATCTTGGCCACAAACAACACGGGGGAGAGAAGCTCCTCGTACTGCATGGTCTGACTTGCTTTAAGCAACCCGCCTTCATATTCCTCTTTTGCTTCCGGTAGCATGCACAGAAGATGGTAGGTCACGGGGTCGGGTACTTGCTTTGCCTTCTCTTCAGCGGTGGTGTTAAACACACTGGAAAAATCAATCGCACTTACATCAAATTCAGTCATCGTCAAAATCCTTAATCTTACGCACGAGGTCTCCAAGTTCGTACTGAGCAAGTTGGAGACCTCGGATAGTCCCGCTCAGTTCTTTGTAGTGATCGTAGGACTTCGCTCCACCATCACACAAAACCGCTTTGAAGCTCTCAATTTGGGCTTCAAATTTTTTATTCAACGCGTCAAAAAGTTTCGGGTCCATCATTCACCTTCTGGTCTGTTCTGGGCTTGCATCTCAGCTTGACTCAGTTTTTGACGATGCAGCATGTCTGCGTGCGCTAACTTTTGGTTATGCACTTGCCCGCCATGTGCCATCTTCTGCTGCTGCATCTGTTGTCCTTGCTGCGCTGCCATTTGCTGTTGCTGCTGCGCTGCCATCATCTCCTGAGCGTGGCGCTCTTGCTGCATCTGCATCTCCATGCGGTGCTGCTCAGCCAGCATTACGGGATCAGGGTTCTGGCTACCTTGGGCTTGTGCCTTGAGTTCAATCTCAGCCTGCTTAAGCAACAAATCGCCGTCAACCTTCTTGGCTTTGGTATCCGCTTCCTGCTTTTTGATCTGCAACTCAGCCTGCTGCATCTGGATAATCGGGTCTTGCGCTTGTTGTTGCGCTTGGTGTTGCGCAGCTTTGGCCTTGTCCATTTGCAAGAGTTGAACCGCAGCCTGCGCCACCAGTTTGGAGATTTGAACTTCCATCTCTTTGGGAATTTCTGCGTCGGGTTCTGGCAACGTAGCGCCAAGCTGTTCTTGAATCTTAGTGCGATACTGGAACGCAACATGTTCTGCGACGTGGGCCATAATAGCCGCCTGCATTTGCTGCGCCATTGGATTCTGCCCAATCTGACCCATGACCACGGGGTCCTGCATCATGCTAACGTGGACAGCAATGTGTGCGTCGTGGTCTTGATAGATAAATGCCTTAGTGGGCTTAGCCGTTAAGAAACTCATATTCTCACTAACCGGGTCACGCGGTTTCAAGTCATCATCAATCGGGACTAACTTGTCGGCGTTTTTAACCCCCAACACCTCAATCATTTGGCGGTGCAACTCGGGCAAATTATAAATCTGCGGTGCGCCTTGCGACAATTGGATCACAGCCTGATACTGCATTATCCGTTGCGCCATCGTTGCACTGTTGGGGTCGCTAACCGGAATAACTGCCACCATGGCGTAATCGGCTTTTTTAGCTCTACGATCGCCTGACGCTGGGTCAAAGGTATATTCCTCTGGGGTGTGATCCCGAATAATGTCGCGCAGCAGTTTAAATTCCTGCTTCATCGAATAGTGGACACGCGCCTGCACAGCAGACATCGTCTTCAATTGTCTTTCCAGCAGCGCCAACGTTGTGCCCACAGGCGCATTAGCGCCCATGTCGCTGATGTTCATATCCGCAACAGAACCCAAACGACGGCCTTCTTCGGTAATCTTCTCCAACAACCCCGCTAAAACTTGGCTTGGTTCCTTGTACGGTAGCGGCATGATATTGTCCCGCACCGCTCCGCTCGGCACATCCACATCTCTCCACTCGCCGGGCGTGATCGGGGTATCGTCACCTTTGATCCGCAAGCCCCGTGCTTTCAGCCCGCCGGGCAAGTTAGCCAACGTGCCCGCGTCAATTAGTTGTCTGATAAGGGACGTACCCGCACGGGCGTAGCCACCAATCAAATGTATCAACCCTAACCCATACGCGCCAAAGCCCGGCACGTACGTATACTGCACAAAATGCTGTCTTTTTAACTTACGCTTGTCATCTTCTTCCCAATTACGACGAATAGCTAGTATCTTAGTTGTGCCACGTTCTATCGTAATGACGTACGGACGGGCGATGCCATCCTCGTCCTCATACCCCGCTAAATCGTAATCAACGTGAATCTCAAGAACCTGAAACCTATCATCGTCTGTTAACGAGTAACCCTGATCTTCAGCTTTCTTCTTTTCTACGTCCGTATGAATAGTTACAGGTTCGCCTAGTTCAACATCCCGGTAAAACCCTGCAACCTGCAGCTTCTTAACTTCGTTCTGAGTCTTACGCATAACGTGCGTAAGTCGTTCTGCCGTGTTAGCACTCGACGCACCATACGGAATCACGATGTCCTCGGCGGGGATAAACATCGCCACCTGACGATCCAACGACGGGTCAAAGTACACCTTCTTAAACGCGCTGCCCGCTAACCCCAAGTTGTACAGCATCCGTTCATGTTCAGGCCGATACTCTTGCATCACCTCTGTAAGCTGGTAGTTCATGTCATCTCTAACACGCTCCGCAGCTTCCTCTTTCAACTTATCAATCGCACCAATAATCTCGGTTTTAACCGGGCCAGCAGCCGGGAATGTTTCAATAATTGTCTCGCTCTGGAATTTAATGGCAGCTTCGGTAAGGACAGTAGAGAAAACGCCGCACGCACCTAACCACGGCTCTGTTCTTTCTTCATACTTCATCCCCAGCACATCAAGACCCTTGACATACATATCCACCCAGTCCTTGCGGCTGGCGATATCCGCATCCACCATCTCAAGCAAATCACTTGCTACTTTCTGCAGCTCACCGTCATCCATCTCTTCGGCTAAGTTAGTATCAAACTCTTCTTCGTCTGCATCTGGCATCAAGTCAATCGCTATGCCATCCATGCCAATCCGCACGCCTTCTGGATTCTCGATCTCGATCTCAATACCCGGCCCTTCTTCAAAGTCCTCCGGTTGCATCAACGCACTCAAACCCAACGGTGCACCGCCAATTGCGGGGAACATACTACTTGTTGCCATACTAATCCTTAGTAAAACGCAGCTTTCTTGCTGCGAAAATATGTAATCTCATCTGGCTCATCCGACGGCAATCGGAGAAACCCGCCTTGACGGAACCGCATCAGCGCAAGTGTCATGGAGTCAACCAAGTCGTCGTGTTCACCTGATGGGAACGAACCCACTTCGTCAACCAATTCTTCAGCCCACTGTGTGCGCGGTAGCCATACTTTTCCAGACGCAATTATGTCCGAGACCGAATTTAAACGGGCAATTTTGTCTTGGCCCCTACTGGGCGTGTACTCTTGCACCGGAATCCCCATCGCCCGTAACTCATAAATCAACGGCGCACCTGTTGCCTTTTTCTCAATCAACACGCTGTCCGGTTCCCACTCGCGGTACTCTGCAAGCACATCCCGCTTAAGCTCAACCCACTCAACCCGTTTCTTGTACGTGTTCAACAATATGATGTTTGGCGTTGAGTTGTCCTCATCATTAATAAACACCCCCCACGTCGTGCCCGCCGAATAGTCAGCCCGCTGAGTTTTCTCAAACGCCGTGTCCCAAGCCTGCAAAATGTAATCACATTTCGGCGGATTCTCGGTATCCCACCACTTCCACCAATCCCGTTTCACAATCGCCGACTCATTACCCACGGGGTTCTGCTGATACTGCGCCTGCCACTTGGAATTGGGCAACTCCTGCCGAAGCGCTTCTAACTCCGACAACTCCCAAAACTCTGGCCATAGGGGTTTACCCGAGGGCATGATGGCGGGAAACTCAATCACTTCCCACTGCTCCCCGCCCCGCGCTGCTGCCGCTTTAAGCACCTGACCCGTTAAATCCCGCTGCGCCCAGCGTGTCATAACGATCACAATTGCCCCGCCCGGCTGCAAACGCTGGCGCGGGCCTGACGTATACCACTCCGTCACCTTATCAAACACATCTGGATTCGACGCAGCAAGCGCAGCTTCCTGTTCCGAGTGCGGATCATCAATAATCAGCAGGTTTGCACCCTTCCCAGTGACCGTACCGCCCACACCAATCGCAAAATAATCGCCGCCTTTGCTCGTATTCCACCTTCCGGCGGCTTTTGAGTCCTGCTGAAGCTCCAAATTCGGAAAAATCCCCTTATAAGTCTCTGAATCAACCAAATTTCGCACTTTTCGACCAAAGCCAACGGCCAACTCACCCGTATTTGAGCTTTGAATCACCTTCTTGTTGGGGTATTTACCTAAAAACCACGCTGGTAGCAGGTAAGACGCAAACTCCGACTTTGTATGACGGGGTGGCATGTTAATAATCAGCCTTTTACACTCCCCGTTTACCACTCGCTCGAACGCATTGGCCATAATCTTGTGGTGACGCCCGCCGATAAACTCCGGCCAACACTTATTTACAAACCCCATGAACGTATTTTGAGCAAGTTCCTTTTCTAGCATCTGCTCACGACGCTCTAAGTCCTGCAAAATAATCATTTTCTGCGAATCGGGCAGTTTCCCCAACTGCGCCAGCAAAGCTTTGAACTCTGGATCTAAAACATCAGACGCTTGCGTTGTCATTTGGTTCCTCATCTGGTTCTACTGTTTCTAACCCCTCGTCGGGCTCTAGTATCTCTGGCCTACCAAACGCAGCGGTCACATCAATCTCAACCGAAGGAACATCCACGGCATGCAGCCGCATCATCTTTCTGATCTTATCCTTAATTGCTTCGTCCAAGTCCGACACTTTGTTATAGGTGACCGTAATCTCTGTCTTCTCCGAAAACAAACCCACATCTGAAATCTTACCCAACATCTCTGCGGCCTTAATTTCAATCCTTGGGTCTCCGCAACTGGCCAAGTCGAGCAGCTTGTTCGTAACCACTAAGCGCATCTGCGCGGCGTCTGCAACAAACTGATTGTTGTACTCATTGAGCATTGTGCCAATACGGGCAGCAACAGACGGGCGCTCCAGTGATACTGGATTCTTGTCAATTGTCAAAGAAAACGGGTTGGGTTTTTTTGGCCGACCACCCTTATTTTTAGGCGGGGGGTCTTGCATAGCGGCGTTGTACTGCTGCTCCGCTAGAGTT